GCCGCGCTATTCTTCAGACTTTCGGGACATTTGCCGTCCGCATTGATGGCCTTGCGGATTTTCGCGGGGAGCGCCAGCCATGCTTTCTGAAGTTCGGCCAGCCCTTTTTCCGTGACCATTTGCAGGCTGTCGCGGGCGCGCTGCGCTTCTGCATCCACCTGGCTGCCGCCGTCGATCCATTCGCGGATAGCCGCGCCGTGTTCATAGCCCAGGAAGCCTTTGTGCCAGCCGACCGTGCCCACGATGGCTTCCAGATCAGGATGGCTTTTCAGCACTTCGCGCTGCTTGCCGCCGTCGTGCATCATGATGGAAACCGTCAGTTCGAACGGGAAGTTCTTTTCGCAAATCGGCTGGATGCCTTGCGGCACGTATTCCGTTTTCCCGTTGACGCGCTCCATCTTCGTTTTCTCGCGAGCACGCATGCAGGCGATGATGTGCATGGGCGACGAAAGCAGGGCGTTCATGAACCGCTTATGTTCGGCCTTCGCGTCGTTCCACTTCGAAATCTTCAGGTTCGAACCGGGCGGGTTCGCGATTTCTTCGCATCCGCCCGTGCCTTCCCATTCGTGCGAAATGCTGTCGATAATCAGCACTTCGAACCCGGCATTGGCCGCGCCTTCGATCACGTCGATATATCGCTGCGGCGAGAACGGCGCATATAAATCGTGAATGAAAAACTTTTTCACGTTGCCGTCCGCATCTTTCAGCACGCGGGCGAACAGGCGGCCACGGCGGTTTTCCGTGCAGACGAAGCCGATTTTCGACGTGTCGCCACGGACCAGCCCGTGGCCGAGTTCCAGGCCCGTGCGCGTTTTCCCGCTGCCACTCACGCCAGCCAGGCCGATGACGATGCGCGCGCCTTCGCGTTCCGCCAGTTCAAATTTGATAGCCACTTTTTAGGAGTCCTTATGCTGCAAGCTGTTGTGCGCGGCTGTTCAGATACCAGCCAGGCAATGCCAAATGTTCGATGCGTTCGCTATAGGCGGGATACTGTCCCGATGCCAAGCATTCCGCATATACCGCCAAATCCCTGCTGTACTGCATCCGTCCGAGTTCCACCGCCGCCGCATCGAGCACGTACACGCCGACCGCATATGGCGCTTTCTTTTCGCATGCGATGAACACAAACGCGCGGGGCTTCCTGCCTACTGCCGTCAAGCCATCCCAATAAAACGGATGCTGGACGTGATAGCGATAGTTCGCCACTGACTTCGCAAATTCTTCCGGGCTGGCGTCTTCCGTTGACTTCAGATCGATTAAGTAATCGTCATCGGTCAAGTAGTCCGGCCTGCATCGGCACAGCACGCCAGTAACGGCATCGTGCCAGTACACAGATTGTTCCGCCTTGCCTGGCTTCGAAAGCAGCGCCGCCGCCTTCGGGTGAGCCATCACCGCATCACGCATCGCGTGGAGTTGGTCCCATTCTTCCGCGCTCAACACGGTGCGGTGGCCATTGTTGCGTTCCCATTCGGCCTTCAAATCGCGCCACAGCGTAACGGGCTTACCGTTCGCGCGGAGCGTTTCCGCAAGCTGTTCCGTGCTGCCGCTGACTGATAGGAGTCCTGTACGTTCCTTGTTCAGCGTTTCAATCAAATTCTTTAGTTCCGCGCCCTTCATTTCGTCCAGGTTTTCCGGATTCGCCCAGTTTGCCGCCGCCCGAATTCGTTCAATCTGTTCCTGCTTGCTGCCCGTGGTGGCCAGCTTCGGCTGCCGCGTGGCGTTCAGTGCGGCGACCATGCCCACCAGAACTTCCTTATCGTCCACCGCTTCGGGATAGTCCGACCGCCGCAGGCCCAGGGTGTATTCCTTCGCGAACACGCCAGGTTCCAAAACCAGCGCATGGAAGGCCGTTCCTATGGCCTGCGCTGCCGTTGGCGTTCGTTCTTCGGGCGGGCGATCCAGCGCGGCTTTCATGTGGGCGGGGCTTCGCGCGATCAAATCCAGCAGGGATTTGGAAACGCCAGGGCCGCCATGATATTCCGCGTTTGTCAAGCCATCTTTGATTCCAGGCCGCATTTTGATGTTTCACCAGAATGTGGCGCCCGGTAAAAAATTCTGTGTGAATCGTTTAGCGGATGCCTAATTGTGTGATTTATGTTTCCATAGGTCAACACCCGCAAAACATTTTTTTACAAGTTGCGACTTTACAACGAGCATTCCTGACCTATTCGGTAATTATGACCGAACTTGTGGAAATCGGTCATAATTACTTCAGTTCGTTGTTTAGGGGCAACACGGTGGCGGTTCAGCTTCGCGATTATCAGGAAGTGCTAGTGCAGCGCGCGCGTGATGCGCTGCGCACGCATCGGCGCGTGCTGATCCAATCGGCCACGGGTTCCGGTAAGACGGCGTTAGCCACTTTCATCGCGGACGCCACGCAGCAGCGCGGCGGAACGGTCAATTTCATATGCCACCGCGCGGAACTGGTGGAAGGCACGTCGAAGACGTTTCATAAGTTCGGCGTACATCACGGGTTCGTGGCCAGCGGCATGCCGATGAACGGCAATGCGCTGGTGAATGTGTGCAGCATCGACACATTGAAGACGCGCCTAATGGTCGTGAAAGAACCGAAAGTGGCTATCTGGGATGAATGCCACCACATGGGCGCGAAGGGCTGGCAGCTTGTGCAGGCCGCCTGGCCGAACGCCAAGCATATTGGCCTAAGCGCGACGCCCTGGCGCCTGGACGGCACCGGCCTGGGCGATTTCTTCGATGTGATGGTAATGGGGCCATCTGTCGCCTGGCTGATCGAAAACGGCTTTCTGTCGCAGTACCGCGTTTATGCGCCGCATGCGCCCGATATGAAGGGCGCGAAAAAATCGATGGGCGATTTCGCCAAGGGCGATGCCGAAGCCCGTATGGATAAGCCTAAGCTGACTGGCGACGCCATCGCGCACTGGCGCAGGCACGCGAACGGCATGCGGACGGTGGTTTTTGCCGTGACCATCGCGCACAGCAAACACATCGCGGACCAGTTCAACCTGGCGGGCATCGCGGCGGCGCACCTGGACGGAGGCACGCCGAAGGGCGAGCGGAAAAGAATCATCCAGGACTATGCAGCGGGGCGAATCCTGGTCCTGTGCAATGTGGACCTGTTTGGGGAAGGTTTCGACCTGGCATCCATCGCGGGCTGCGATGTGACGATTGATTGCGTGATGCTGATGCGACCCACGCAAAGCCTTTCCCTGTTCCTGCAAATGGTGGGCCGCGCCCTGCGCCCTGCGCTGGCGAAAATCGCCATCATCCTAGACCACGCGGGCAACACGTCGCGCCACGGCTTCCCTGATGACGAGCGGGAATGGAGCCTGGAAGGCCGCGAGAAAGGCAAGGGCGGGAAGAAACCGGAAGGCCCGCCACCGCCCATTACGTGCGACCACTGTTTCATGCAAATCCGCCGCCCGCTTCCAGAACAATGCCCGTCCTGCGGTAAGCGCCTGTTCGCTGAAGCGCGCTTACCCGATGCCGACGATGGCGAATTGCAGGAAGTCACGGAAGCCGATAAGCGCCGCATCCGCGCCGAACTGAAGCGCGAGGAAGCCGAAGCGAAAGACCTGGGCGCACTTATCGCGCTGGGTTCAAAGCGCGGCTATAAAAACCCGGTCGGCTGGGCGCACAAAAAATTCTCAAATAGCCCGTGGCGTAAGGCTTTGGGTGGGAAACAACAGGCTGCTACATAAACTGCTTGTGTTTGCTTTTGGAAACAGTTAATATAACGAATGGCTAGGGGGATTTCATGATTTTCCACGTGCTGCTGGGCTGTTTACTTGCCGCGCTGGCGTGCTTCGCCCTGGCCATCTTCGAACCGCAAACGCATCGGGGGATGCTAAAAATGTTTAAGAAAGTGGCTTTCGAATGGATTGGCGGCTGCGTGCTGGGGTTGATTCTGTGCAGTGGCCCCATTCTGGATTTCGTGCTTCACCGCTAATATGGCGCGCTTCCATGTCCGATGCAGGCATTGCGAAAAACGGCGGGTTTTACGCAAGCGCCCTGGGGAGTATGAAACCCAGCCCGCCTGCGAATCCTGCGGAACACGCAATTACCGCATCGATGCGTGGATGCAAAAACGGAACACGCGCGCGATGGCCTGCACTTGTTCCGGTTACCACTTTTGGCATCGCCAGGGCAGTTACTACTGTTGGAAGCGTCCAGACGGTTCCGGCAGATACCCAGGCGATGCAGATTTTCGCGACCGATGGGCCGAAGCGGCCTAACACTAGGAGAACTAACGATGGCAACGAAGCAAAAAAGTTACCGTGATTTGCTCGCTGAAGGCACGGCGGCACGCGTCAACGCATACCGCATCAAGCTGGACGAAATTCACGAACAGCCTGGTTTCAACCTGCGCGACGAAAACGCCATCGATGAAAACGGTGAGACTTTCCAGGAAGGCATCGAGCGCCTGGCGTCATACATTGCCAGCGGCGGCATGTATCCGCCCATCGAAGTTCGCATCCGCGACGAAGGCGGGGTGTGGATCGTAGACGGCCACCGCCGCACGCGTGCGGTAAAGCGCGCCGTGGAAATGGGTGCGCCGCTGCAAGACAAGGAAGGCGAAGTGTGGGTGGACGTTATCACCTTCACCGGAAACGATGTGGACCGCTTGACGCGCATCATGACTTCGAACGAGTCGCGCAAGCTGACCGATTTGGAGCGCGCGGAAGGCTATAAGCGCCTGGCTGCCTTCGGCCTGAAGCCCGCCGAAATCGCGGAAAAAATCGGCCGCAGCCGTCCGCACGTGGAACAAATGCTGATTCTGGCGAACGCGAATCACGACGTTCAACAGATGGTCCGTGAAGGCAAGGTGAGCGCCACGGCAGCCATCGAAATTGTCCGCAAGCACGGCGAGAAAGCAGGCGCCGAAATCGCGGGCAAGGTGAAGGCCGCAGGCGGTGGCCGCGTGAAAGAAGGCGACCTGAAGCCCAAAGCGCTGCCGCGCACGGTCGTGGACGAAGTGGAACAGTGCGTTTCGTTCGTTTCCAGTTCGCTGACGAAGGCCCAGCGCGCCGTCCTGGCCCGCGCAGAGAAAGACCCAGCCCAGCACGCTGGCGACAAAATCGAAATCGACGCGGGCACGATGCTGGAAGTGTTGAAGGCCGCCGAACTGATCCGCAACGAGCGCGCCCGCCAGGCCGAAAAGGCCGCAGCGAAAGCCCAGGCAGCCAGCCAGGGCGAACTTAGCGAGGAAAGCGCAGCGTGACTGAGCACGGCATCCAGAACAGCATCCGCAACGAACTGGCAGGCCATTGCCTGCTGTTCCGCGCGAACGTTGGTCGCGGCTGGACTGGTGATATCCACCGCCTGCCCGATGGTTCGATTCTGATTCGCAACCCGCGCCCGTTCGATACGGGCCTTCCGCCTGGGTTCTCCGACCTGTTCGGCGGCGAGTTCGTGACCATCACGCCCGAAATGGTGGGCCAGCAGTTCCTGCGCTTCCTGGCTGGCGAGTGCAAGACGAAAGACGGGCGGGTTTCGAAGCAGCAGCGGGCCTTTCTGGATGCCATCAACCGCCACGGCGGAAAAGCCGATGTGTGGCGCAGCGTAGCAGATGCGAAGCGGACGTTAGGGCTATGAAACGCAATCGCGCGCAGCGACCCGCTGCCGACTTCGGGCCGACGCCCACCAGGCTGGTAAGCGGTAACGTGCAGCGCGATGCGGAATATGTCCTGGCGCTGCCGACGAAGCCACGGCGCCACCATGAACTATGGCGCCTGGGGCATATACACGGGTTCGAACATAAAAGCGCCGTTGAAAAACGGGTTCTGGAAATTTGGGATAGCAAACGAAATGATGCGAGTGAAAATCAAAAAGCTGCATGATGCAGCGGTGGTTCCGAAGCTGGCCAGCGCAGGCGCTGCGTGCTTTGATTTGTGCGCTGTCGATGCCGACAAATTCAAACCGCATCCGACAGACAGGCACGCCGCTATTTTTCGAACCGGCCTGGCGTTCGAAGTTCCGGAAGGCTTCGCGCTGATGGTGTACAGCCGAAGCGGGCATGGGTTTAAAGACGCCATCCGTCTATCGAATTGTGTTGGCATCATCGATAGTGACTATCGGGGAGAACTAATGGTGAGCCTGCGGGCTGACGGCGAGCCGCGCGCGAACTACATTCGAACCGGCGACCGCATCGCCCAGGCCATGATTCTGCCCGTGCCTGCCGTCCAATTCGTCCTGGCTGACGAACTGACGGAAACGGCACGCGGGGCTGGTGGCTTCGGTTCCACGGGGGCGTGATGCAATCCACGCGCGACTACCTTATGGAATTGCTGCGCTGCGGCGACAGCACGGCGGGCGATATGGCCGATGAACAGCGCATGCACCGCAACACGGTGGACTATCACCTGAAGCGCGCCCATAAGGAAGGCCGCGCGCATATCGCTGGCTGGAAGCGCCATTTCGAAATCAAGGGCAAGTGGGCGCCCGTGTTCCGCTTCGGTCCTGGCGAGGATAAGCCAGAACCGAAGCGCACGAAGGCGGACAAATCGAAGGACAGCAAACGCTATTACGCGCGGAATCGCCTGCTGGTGCGGGCACGGCATAACGCGAAGAATGGCAAGCCAGTCAATCCGTATTACCAATTAATGCAGCACTGAAAACCACTTTCATAAGGCGGCCATAATGAATGCGGCGCAATTCTCAAGGGCAAGGCAGCGCATCGAGCGCGAAGCGAAGGACCGCAAGGGCTTTGGCCCGAAGGCGATGCGCAAGCTGATCCGCGAATCGCGTGCCGTGACCGTCATATGGGGCCAGCGCATCGTGGGCTGGCGCATGCGCGATGGTTCGATGGTTTGCAAGAAAGACCGCTATGCGACGCGAGAACAGGCGGTGGCCGTGATGCTGGGCATTCAGGCCGAATATGGGAAGCAGGGCAAGCCGCGCCGTGCCTACCAGTGCGAGTTCTGCGGCGGCCACCATCTAACCAGCAAGATACCCGTAAGCGAGTGAAAAAATGCTTTGTCCGAAATGTGGGATTAAAACGCGAGTGCTGGACAGTCGAGACTATGGCCAGCGGCGCCGCCGCCAGTGCATGAACAGCGCCTGCGGCCATCGATTTGCCACCACTGAAATTGTGGTTTCTGAGAAGGCGGAAGGGAAAGCCCATTACGTCTGCGCCGTCAAACGCGATCCGCCGCCGCCAGCGAGCGCGCCAGAACCAGACAAAAGTGCGACTGTTCCGACCAAACAGAAAACCACTTTCCCCGCGTTTTCGTTCGCACTTACAATGCCACCTGGCGCAGCCGTCAGACTAAACAGGTAAAAACTGTTTCCTTTTGCAAACACTAGCTGTTAGAATTGCGGCTAGTGTTTTTCCTATTTGGCCACTATAAAAATGATCCGCAAAGATAGCGCAAGACCAGTTCCACCAAAACACGAACGCACTGTTCGGCTTCTGGAAATCATGCGGACGCGCCGACTTAAAAGCCCTGATGTGGCCAAGATGCTGGACCGTTCCAGCCAAACAATCCGCATGTGGCGCTGCGAATCTAAAATAATCCCTGACCACGCGCTAACAGCTTTGGAAGTAGCGGTGGCCGAACTTGACAAGCGACGCGCTGACGAAGCGAAAAAACGCGCATGATTGATTTCCGAAAAGTTAATGCGGCGCTGAGTGCGGAGCTTGTTGTTCCGGACTGGCTGCCAAACGGAACCAGGCGTGGCGCTGAGTGGGTAACGACGAACCCAACGCGCAACGACAAGAACGCGGGTTCATTTAGCGTGAAACTCACCACGGGCCAGTGGTGCGATTTCGTGACTAAGGAAAGCGGCGGCGACCTGGTGGGCCTTTACGCATACATCAAGGGACTAACGCAAGTCGAAGCAGCCCGCGCGCTGATCCAGCAGCACGCCATAACGGACTACCAGCAAGGCACTGGACAGCAGCCCGCCGAACAGGCGCAAAGCAAAAACGTGCTGCCGATTGACGAGAACAAACCGCAGCCCGTTTTCCCCGTTCCTGACGATGCACCACCGCTTGAGAACTTCAAGCACTGGAAATTTGGCGAAGCGTCCCGCGTGTGGCAATACTTCACGAAGGAAGGGAAGCTGCTGTGCCATATCGCGCGCTATGACGTGCAGCCGCGCAAGCAGATTGTTCCCTGGTCCTGGGCGTTCGATCCGAAGCAGAAGAAACATCGCTGGGCCAATGTCGGCTTTTCTGGTTCGAAGCCGCGTCCGCTTTATGGCCTGCAAAAGCTGAACGATTTTCCAGATCACGACATTCTGATTGTGGAAGGCGAAAAGGCCGCCGATGCCGCCCAAGAAATCATGGGCGATTCGTGCCTGGTGCTGTCCTGGATGGGCGGCACGGCTGCCGCCGATAAAGTGAAGCTGGACGCGCTGAAGGGCCGCCGCCGCGTGTTCCTGTGGCCTGACTTCGATTCGCAGCGCGAGAAAACCGCCGAAGGCGAAGGCCCGCTGCTGCCGATCCACAAGCAGCCTGGCGCCGCCGCCATGCTCGCCATTTCCGCACGCCTGCGCGGCCTGGTAGACGATGCGGGCATTCGCGTGGTGAATTACCGCCTGGGCGAAAAACAGGATGGCTGGGATTTGGCGGATGGCCAGGCCGAAGGCATCACGCGGAATGAAGTGCTGGAAATGCTTGCGCAGCGCTCGCAAGACCCGCGCGCCTTCGCGATGGGCGAAGCGCCTGCGCAGGACGAAGGCCAGGAGGATGGCAGCCAGGAAAGTGATGCCGTTCCGCTGAACGTGGCGGTTAATCCGTTCGGCTTCCCTGACCGTGGCGAGAAGGGGCCGCAGGATACCATCGAGAACATGGCCTATATGCTGAGTGAATACGGCATTCAGGCACGATACAACGTGATTGCGAAGGATATCGAAATATCGATTCCTGGCAAGCGGTTCAGTCAAGACAACCACACGGAAAACTGCTTTTCTACTATCGAAAGCCTGTGCGCCCGTAACAGCATGTCACGCGCGAACGTGCGCGGCTATATCATCGCCCTGGCTGACGATAACTCATACAACCCGGCAGCCGAATGGATCGATTCGAAGCCCTGGGATGGCGTGGACCGCATCACGGCGCTGGCCGCGAGCACGGACGCGCGCCATCCTGAACTGGCGCTGTCGCTGCTGCGCAAATGGATGGTGGGCGCGGTGGCCTGCGTGTATGAACACGAAGGGTTTGCGATGCAGGGCGCCATCGTGCTGCAAGGCGCGCAAGGGCTGGGCAAGACCACGTGGATTATGAGCCTTGCTAACGATAACCGCGCGCTGATTAAGGAAGGCGCGGAAATCAACACGGACAAACAGGACACCATCAAACAGGCCGTTTCTTACTGGCTGGTGGAACTTGGCGAACTGGAAGCCACTTTCTCGAAATCGGATATCGGCACGCTGCGGAACTTCATCACGCGCAAGGTGGACGAAATGCGCCTTCCGTATGCCAAGGCCGCCAGCAAGTTCCCACGGCGCACAGCGTTCGCGGCGAGCGTGAATGACAAGGCGTATCTGCGCGACGAACAGGGAAACCGCCGATACTGGACGATTGAATGCGGCGATGGCTTCCAGGCGTTCCACGGCGTCGATATGCAGCAAGCCTGGGCGCAGGCGAAGCAGCTTTACCTGGCGGGCGAACAGCACTCGCTGACGCGCGAGGAAAACGCGGCGCTGGCGGAACACAATCTGGCCTTTACGGAACAGAACCCGATTGATGAACTGATCGGCGGCCATTTCGATTGGGCGGCGCCTGGCCAGTATCGCCACACGGCCACGGAAGTGGCGGTGATGATTGGTTATACGAAACCCACGCAGAAGGAAACGAAGGCGGCGGCGGCATCGCTGCGCAAGTACACGGGGAAAGACCCCTACAAGTACGGCGGGCGCCTTGTGTTTGAAGTGCCACCGACCAGTCACAAATCGACACAAAATTACAACGATAACGACGACCGCCCGATTTGATTTTCGCTTATACTCGCAGACAAGAGCCAGCGTTTTGGCTTTTGTCAACGTGTGGGTTTAAGAAAATTATATCAGGGGTAGCCATGAAATCGGTAAACGTTACAAAAACGCAACCACCTGCGCTTACTGGTTTCGGGGCGCCTGTCGAAGACGTGCGCGAAGCGGAACTGCGCGGAATGCAGCGGATGCTGTCGCTGGTGGCAAACAGCGATAGAAAGGACTTTCCGACTATCATCGGACGGATGCGCCGCGTCTTGGAAGCCGCTCAGGAAGAAGTGGCGCACTGACGCGAAGGATTTACGGGGATTGGAAAGCCACCGCAGGGTGGCTTTTTTTATGCGCGGAGGGGTTCACATGCCATTACTCGGGCTTTCCGAAATCGAGCGCCTTTACGTTACCAGGGCGAACACAGCGCCAAGCGGCGCGATCACTCCGAAGGGCAGCCACCAGATTAGCGTTTGCGAACGCCTGGTGGAAAAGGGTGAATTTGTGAGGCTTGCTGACGGCGCGTACACCACGCCATCTGTGGCGCAGGAGCTTGGTTTGCGTTCAGCAGACAAATAATGCTTGTGTTTGCTTTTGGAAATGGTCAATAATTCGGCCTGTAGCAATTCACTACGGGGTGAGTGATGGAAATAATTATCGTGCTTCTGCTGTTCTTTCTGATGCTGGCCGTCTTCTTCGGTGCCGTGTGGTTCCTGGTTATGTCCGTGGGCCTGCTGCGCGCCGCTAACCAGCTTGAACGCCAGGTTAAGGCTTCGCGGGGTGGGCGATGACTTTTGCTTGTGTGGGCGCTGGCATCGCGCTGCTGGCGGTGGTGGGTCTGATCCGCAACACGGCAAACGATTGGAGGGAAGCGTGACAACAGCGGCATTTGATAGCCACGCGCACTATAAGCGCATGACAGACGGCGGCATACCGCCCGACCAGGCGGAAGCCACGCTGGCCGTCATCCAGGACGCCATCGCATCGCAGGACGCGCGCCTAGCCACGAAATCGGACGTGGACCTGGCGAAAGAATCGATGCTGCGCGCAGTGTCGGACCTGAAGGCGCATATCGTCTGGTACATGCTCGCGTTCAGTTTGGGCCAGGTGGCGCTTATCGTCGGGCTGGTGAAGGCGTTCGGGAGGGTGGGCGCGTGAGTGCAGAAACGTATCCGTGGACGCTGGTTTGCAGGACGTGCGGCGGGCCAGCCATCCACATGAAGCGCATTCCGCTGCCGTGCGATCCGGTAAGCCCGGTAATCGCTGAACACATCGACGGAAGGCCAGTGCAGCCCAGCGATCCGATGGTTTGCGATTCGTGCGGCCATTCTCTTCATGAGTACGGGCCTGGCGGTTTCGCCTGGATGACGAACCCAGCGCACTGGCGAAGGCGGGAAGCCTGAAAGCCACTATCGAGTAAGCCACCTTCGTGTGGCTTTTTTTGCGTTTAAACGCAGTTAGTGCTTGTGTTTGCTTTTGGAGACACTTATAGTTACTCCATCGACAACGCAACGGGGTAACGAAATGGAATTCATCAAGGGCGCACGTTACAAAGTTATCGGCACTTCGGACTATCCGGTCTGCGACTGCTGCGGCAAAACGAACCTGACGCGCGCTATTCGCCTGGCCAGTGACCACGGCGATGATTTCAATGTGGGCGTTATCTGCGCTTCGAAGCTGCTGCGCCAGAACTACATGGGCAAGACCTACCCGGCATCGTCGGCGGCCATCATTTCGATGGGCAAGCACGCAAAGCAGGGCGAAACGATTTACCTTACCGCGAAGTAATCACCGCGCCCGCTTCGGCGGGCATCGGTAGGGCAGACCGTTCGTTGCGTTTTTAAACGCATCTAACCGTCTGCCGTTCTCACATCCACGAATAGGAGTGCTAAGAGTGCAGCAGGAAATCATTTCGCGGGCAGATTCGATTGCGCGGGGGTTGAAACGGTATTTCACGGGGAAGCCGTGTAAGCGCGGGCATGTTTCGGAAAGAAACGTGGCCGCGCTTACATGCATTCAATGCTCAAACGAAAAAAGCGCCGCACGCTACCAATCGGACCCGGACCGCTTCCGATCTGAAGCGCGCGAAAGGATGGCAAAGAAAAGACCGGAGCCGATCAAACGGGCTAAAGCTGCTGTGCCAGCAGAACAGTTATGCATTTTGTTGCATGTATTGGACCGTAGAACGGCACTTGATCGCGGGCTTAGGCATTACTTCACTGGCTGCCAATGCGTGAATGGCCATCTTTGCGAACGAATCACTTCTGATCGACAGTGCATCCAGTGCAAAAGGGCGAGGACGCGGAAATGGGTGGTCGATAACCGAGAGTCCGTGAATGCTAGGCAGAGGGATAAACAATTGAGTCGATACAGAAGCAGAAGCGCAGAGGAAAAGAAGGCAGACCGCGCGAAACGAAGGACATGGATTTCCTCCTACATGGCGCAATACATGCGCGACAACAAAGAAAGGTACGTTCATTACGCTACAAGGAGACGCGCAGCAAAGCTCAGGGCCATCCCGGCCTGGTATGGCGAGTTAGACGAATTCGTGATGGAAGAGGCCGCGCTGCTTTGTAGGATTAGACGCGAGCTAACAGGGGTAATCTGGCATGTAGACCATATGATCCCGCTGCGGGCGAAGGATGCGTGCGGGCTGCACTGGTCGGCAAACGTACAATTGTTGCCTGGCGCCATAAATGCGAGCAAGTCTAACCGAATGATACTGACTGAGCCGCGCGAATGGATACTCCATCTATAGACGCCATGCCTGGATGCCACCACGAAAGCCGCTTTCAGTTCGAAGCGGCTTTTTTAATAAAGTGCTTGTGTTTGCAAAAGGAAACACTTTATAATCGAGCCATCGATAACGAACAAGCGAGGCAGACCATGAAGACCCTTCACGCAGTCATCCACAACGGAGCCCACGTCGCAAACCAATTGGCTGGCACGGAAGAACGCGCTGGTTTCCTGGCATGCAAAAAACTTGGCCTTACGTACAGCCGTGAAAATACGCGCGCCGTGAATTACTCAGCTTGCGCGGATTGGAAACGCGCCATTGATGTGGCGTGCATGGAAACGGTGCGCGGCGAAGACTTCGAGCCGTGCGAGGAAACCCCGCTGGCTGATTTATTGATCCGCAAGAACTGAACGAACGAAGCCCGCCGCGTGCGGGCTTAAGCACTGAAATGGTAGGACTACTTAAAACGCTATCGGGGGATAGATGAAAACACTAACGAAGGCCAGTTTGATCGCGGACACGAAAACCATTATCGAGCGGAGCCAGGCCGCGCTGGCGTCGCTGGGCGATGTGGGCCGTGAATCGCATGTGGTCGCGATGGGCGGCATGTTCATGGCGTACAGCGTGGACGGCACGGGGCGCTATATCGACCCGCGCCCGGTGGCCGTGGCGAACGCCACGCGCATGCCTCAGGCCGTGGCCATCGGCATGGCTAACTGCACGAAAAACGGCGCAGGCCAGCGTGGTGAAGCCCTGCACGTGCGCGATGCGATGCGGAGGAACCTGGACAACCTGCTGGGCGTGCTGGCGGATTTGCGGGGCGTTTGACATAAACGTTTTAATCGAAGTTTGTTTGGCAGCCAGGCAGGTGCTTGGCTGAATTCATCGGGGGATGATATGCAGGTGTTTAAACGAAGTTCGGCTGGACGTATCGGCAAACCGCAGCCCGTGGCCGTGGTTATCATGGGCGTTTCGTCGTTCGATGGGTCCGTTATGATCCAGGCGGGCAATACCATGATGCGCGTGGAGCGCGGCGAGATTCAGCGGATTGCGGGCGCGGCTGGGATGGTGGACAGCTACACGATTTTGACGAACCTTCGCAGCCTGGCTGCGAGTTTGGCGGGGTGATTAAGATGACGGAAGAACAGAAAACCGCAGTGGAAGGCGCGCTGCGCGAACTGCACACGGCGCTGTGTGGCGTGCGCCAGGTGGGCGATATCGACGGCCACGGCGTTATCCGCCGCGAATCGGTCCTGGACCTGGTGAGCCAGCGGATTTTCAGCGTGACGAATGCGCAGGCGTCGGCAGACACAGAGTACGCGCTACGCGAGAGAATCAGATATCTGGAAAAGCGCATCAACGATTACCAGTCCCCAGCGTGCGCCCCGGCCATCGCCGACACAGCGAAGCCGTCGCTGAAGGATCACGCGCGCCGCTTCGTTACCGACTTCTCGCGCGATGTGGGTTTCGTGATGAGCGACGCGCAACAAGAGATCATGCTCAACCTATTCCTGAAGCACGCTGCAAGTGCGCAAGGCATCGCCGACACAGCGGGGGCGAAGCCGGTGGCGGTCATAACAGAATCTCACTTCGTGAGCGGGGGCATTGCCGTCAAGCTCTTGAAGCAAGACCTTCCTGTCGGAACAGAACTCTACGCTTCCGGTGCTATCGACGCAGCGGGGGCGAGTTCGGATGATGTGCTGGTGGACGAAAACGAACAGTTCGAAGCCGCGTACATAGAAGCGAACGGGTTTCTGTCATTCGATAACAAGCAGAACGTGGCCTGGCAGATTTGGCAGGCTGCGCGCAAGGCTGGCAAATGAGCCGCCAGCGCCTTGAACAATTCGCAGCGGTGGCCGCCCTGCTTTGCCTGGCTGCCGCGATTTCGTGGGTTCAATACAGATGATCTAGCCACCCACTACCACCCTCACATACACAGCCACCCATTGGGTGGCTTTTTTGTTGCTTGAAAACAACGCTAGAACATTGGGCATGCCCATATTGCGCTACCCGTATGGGAGCCAACGGGAAGAAACAAACCGCGAAAAACAGGTTCCTTTAGTGCCATTGCTTCCCATATGTGTATCCGCTATTATCTACATACCCTCTGATACTCAACGTTCTAGGGCGGATTGTTCATCAACAAATCACGTACACAACACATGCGCACAATCGAAGACCTGATTATTGAAGCCAACAGCCTGCTATATCGCGATGACGTGATGGTGGGCGCCGTTACGGCGGATGGCATCCTGGCTGCCTTGGCCATTCTGGAAGCCGCCAAGCGCGCACCGCAGCCCACCGCGCGCCGTTCGCGTGAGCCATACCAGCCCGTCAATCCTGATCGCGTCCTGGAGCATTTCACGACCGAAGGCAGCCAGGTGGAGCTAACCACGGCGCCAGAGGCTTACGCGGCCATCTACGGGCGCGACGCCAACACCGCCGAACTGCGCACGATGGCGGCGGCGCTGCGGGCTGCTGGCTGGGTTGCTTACCGCTCCAATGGCCGCACCATGTTCCGGCGCCGCAACCCCGCCACGGACGGTTACCTGGGCCTGGAAAACAGCGCGGAAATCTACAACCGCGTGCGGGCGTGGGCGGCGGACCAGGAAAAAGTCTTCGCCACCGCATCCGAAGTGTTCCGCCACATTTTCGAGCGCGAACCCAGCGGGACCGAGGCGCGCGCGGTGGGCACGGTGCTGCGTGAAGCGGGGTTCGTTTCGAAGAAATACGGCGGGCGATTGATTTTCACGGTTCGCTGATTTGGGTAGGGTTTGGAACGACTTGGCAGCACTAAAAAACGACGCTCCCCAACTCCAAACCCTTATCCTATATAGGTTCTCTACTACTCTGGAAGGATGTGGAGGATTAATAGGAAAGTAGATAGAAAATAGGATGACTAGGGTATAAGTAGATTATCGATAATAACCACTATATCCACTAAAACAAAAGTCTAGGTTTGGCGCTCCCCGTGCCACCCAAAACGGTAATTTCGACCGAAGCGGGCGTACAATACCCACACGCGGAAAAAATTACCGAATTGGGGTACGGCATGAATCTACCGGGGACGCTGCGGGACGTGGCGGACGTGATTGGCGAGGAACGAGCCTTGTATTTGGTTCGTAACTGGCCTACCGCTTATCGGGCTGGGAAGCCTGGCCGCCAATCCATCCGCATTTCGGTCTATGTGCCTAAGCGGTTCCGTGGCGGCCATGCGCTTATCGACGTGCTGGGCCAGGAAGAAGCCCAGCGGATGGTGGATGCGTTCGGCGGCGAATGCCTGCATCTGCCGAACTGCACGGGAAACCGTGGTGGGCGTCCGCCGAGAAACCCACACGGGGAATCTATCGCGGAACACGCCGACAATCTGGCCACCATTCCACATGGGGCCATGAGCATGCCTAACAAATCGCGCGGGGCTGCCGCGTATGTATGACTTCCTGCACAAGCACTTCCCTGGGTTCGAGTGGGCCGCTGCTGCCCTTGTCGGCGCCCTGGTCGCTGTGCCATTCCACGACGAACTGAAGACGCGACGCGGTTTCGCTGTGTTCGTGCTTACGGGCGTGGCCTGCGGTTACTTCCTTACGGGAATGGCAGCGCGCTATTTCCACATCGAGCCGGAATCAGCCGGTGGCGTGGGCTTCCTGCTTGGCGCGTTCGGCGGTTCGATGCTGTCGGCAATCCAGCGGGCTATCCGCGATGCCGATTTGTGGAGCCTGGTGAAAGCCCGTTTCGGGGGTGACAAGTGACCACAGCCGCAATCAACGTGTGCGCCGCATCCATCCTGATCGTGTGGGCCGTGTGGTGCGGTATGTCCCGAAGTGTAAATGACGGCGTGATCGGCAAAGCCATTTATGCCGTCATCGCGATGGCCAGTTTTTCCGTGGCGAAACAGCCCAGCGATAACCAGGCGGCCTTTACGGTCCTGCTGGTGACGTTCGCAATGCTGGGGATTCGCCATTACTTCCTGCGTAAGTTCAAGGGGAAATTCAAGTGGCTGTAAATAACCTGATCGCAAGCCAATCCTGCGTGGACCGCATCAAGGCCACGGAAGAACTGCGTTTGGTGGGCTATCTGTGCCCTGCTGGCGTTCCTACCGATGGCTGGGGCCATACGGGTCCGGAAGTTCGTGTGGGCCGCCAAATCACGCTGGCGACAGCGCAGGCGAACTTCGATGGCGACCTGTACCGAAAGGCCGAACAGCCGATTCTTAACAGCGTGAAAGTCCCGCTGAACCAGAACCAGTTCGATGCGCTGGTTTCCCTGGTCTTCAATATCGGCGCTGGCAATTTCGCTTCCAGCACTCTGCTGCAAAAGCTGAATAACCGCGACTATGCGGGCGCTGCTGGCCAGTTCCTTGTCTGGAACAAGGTGCGCGATCCGCATACGAAACAGCTTGTGGTTTCCAATGGCCTGTCTGCGCGACGTGCTGCTGAGAAAGCCACTTTCGAAACGGCGGTGGCGTGATGCGCTTATTCATTTCGAAGGAAGCCGCGAAGCTGACCGGCGCAACCCATGAAGGCACGATTTGCGGCGTGCCTGTTTGGATGGGTGTTCAGGACGATGAAACGGTTTTCGCGTGCGCGAAGTTCGTTCCGTTCGAACTGTGGCTGGGCTTCTGCTGCTGGGCGTTCGATGCGCTTCTGGCGTTCGTGCCGGAAGACCAGGTGGTGGAGTTTCCGATTGTTCAGGGTGAGGCTATCTAGCCTGCCCATTTTCATAACCATAAAGGCTGACTGTGAAAAAACTTCTGAAGACGCTTCTTGATATCGCCGCCCTTCCCGTCGTTTATTTCGGCGGGTTTTCGGACGCAACCAATCACCGAAGCCCCTACCTGTTTCCGTGCCTTTACGTGGGCGTGGCTATTGTCGTTGCGGCTGTCCTGGCAGTGAAGGAAGCGCGCAAGGCTAAGGCGGCAGCGTAATGAGCATTTACGCGAAGGGCGTGGCGGTCCTGCTGGCCATCCTGGCGCTGGTGGCGTTCGGATGGCGCGAGCATCACCAGGGCTATGTGGCGGGCCAGGCTGAAGTCCAGGCGAGATGGGATAAGCAGACGGCGGCCATCGATACGGCGGCCACGGCTGCCATTCAACAGGCGGCAAGCGATGCGCTGGCCAATACGCGGGCTGCATCGGTGGCAGCGGATACGGCAGCACAACACCAGGCCGAACAGGCCGATTTCAAGAAAGCCATTATCAAACGGGTGAGCGAGTATGCGGAACGACAAACTACCGAAGGCAGCGCGGCTGCTGGGGCTGCTGGCGCTTCTGGCGTTTGCCAGCTTGACGCTGATGGGCTGCGCATCTGGAACGATGCAAACGCAGGCCGTGCAGGTGGTGCAGCCGCAGGCGCATCCGACGATTCGGGCAAGTCTGCTGGTGCCGTGCAGTGATGCTGGCCCCGCTACTTCTGGCCGCCTGGCTGATCTGCTTTCCAATCACGTGGACGTGGCGCTGGCATTGGCGGATTGCAGGCAGCGCCAGGCTGATTTGTCCGCAGCGGTGCGTGGGCAGAAAGGTATTGACGTGCTGCCGTAGCCTGCCATCCCGGTATGCGTACTGGCATGGCTATGCGGCAGGCATGACGGACGCAGCGCCGACCATTCCATACAGGCGCAGCAGGATGCTGGGCCATACGTGGGAAGCGTGGACGGCTGGCTGGTGGGCGGGCAGCGAAGGATTGACATTGCGCGGGGTGGCGTGGTATGCGCGGATGTGTTATCCACAGCCTTCGCACGATGGTGGTGCAGATGCGTGAGTTATCCACAGCCTCGTTTCGCATCGTGAGATATCCACAGATTGTCCACAGCCTTGTAAAATTTACGGGTCCTTCCTGGGGCCAGTGCCCTGCGGGGGCCAAGCACTCGCGTTTTAAAAAATCTGCGTGGCTTTTTGAAACTCAAACTATGACTATTGGCCGCTTGTCAAGTGTTTGAGCGTTAACGATAAAAAGAATTTACAGAAATAGTTTACGTATGCAAACACCAGCGAAAGGAACCACGGTAAATCGCGCTGGCCTGGCCGATGTTTTCGGCGTGGCGCTGACCACGATTGACACCTGGGTCCGCTCTGGCTGCCCGGTTGTTCAGAAGGGCGGGCGCGGCCAGGAATGGAAATTCAATACCGCCGCCGTCGCGCGCTGGCGTGAAGAAACCGCCGCCGCAGCCGCTGCGGGCGACGCGCCCGACGATATCGAAAAGCTGGACCTGCGAAAAGCCGCCGCCGAAACCCAAATGGCGGAACTGAAGCTGGCCCAGGCCCGCGCAGAGGTGGCGCCCGTGGCTGAGTTTGAGAAGGCCACCGCACGGTTAATGGCGACCATCCGCGCGAACATAACCAACGTGCCCGCACGCGCCGTGCTGCGCCTGCTTGGCGAAAAGGATTCCGCAACGTTTAAACGCATTCTGAAAGAAGAATTGACGCTTGCGCTTGAGCAGTCCGCCGAAGCGGACTTGGCGCTGGACGATGACGAAGACGGGGAAAACGACGAATGAGCGACAAGGAAATGCGCGCCGAGTATGACGCGCAGCATAACGAATGGCCTGGCCTGGATTGGTTCACTTGGCAATTAGCGTGGCATGCAGCGCGCCCTTCGGCGGCGCCCGCCATCCCTGAAGGCTTCGCCCTGGTCCCGATTCGTCCAAATCAAGACATGTGCTACGCGGGGCAGATTAAGGCCCGCGAGTGGCCGAAATTCCCGCTGCGCATCGCGCCGATTTACCAGGCCATGCTGGCCGCCGCGCCGAAGGCGGGCGAATGACCGCCAAATTCGATCGCCACCGCGCTGCGCGCCTTGCCGATGAACTGGCCGCCGAACTGGCGAAGCTGCAACCCATGCCCATGAGTTTGCAGAAGGCTGGCGACGTTATGACAACGGTCAAATTCTGCATGGAACCGCTGGCGCGTAACCTTCGCGGCGGCCTTTATGAATGCCTGGAACCCGGCCAGGAAATCCCTGCATGGATGAAGGACTGACATGGATAAGCCGGTAGGCATTCTCACGCGCGACGAAGCGAAGGCGCTGGGGCTTCAGCGCTATTTCACGGGAAGGCCGTGCAAGCATGGCCACATCGCATGGCGTGCGGTTTCTAACCATACGTGCTGGGGTTGCATTTCAATCGCAAAGCGCGATGAATACGCAGCAAACCCAGATAAGTCGAAGCAGCGCCGCGCCCGCTATTACTCGAAAAATCGCGAAGCGGAGATTGCATCGATGCGCGCTTATAACGAGAAAAACAAAGAATCGGCAGCCGCAAAAAGCAAAATCCGATATACGGAAAACAGAGATACGAAGCGGGCGAAGGCGCGCGAATGGGCGAAGCTGAATCCAGGGAAGCGCCGCGCGCAGCATATCGAGCGGAAGGCGCGGAAAAAATCCGCTACTCCACCGTGGTATGGGGAGTGGGACATTTTTGTTATGCAGGAAGCGGGCGATTTGTGCGTAAGGCGCGGCGAAGTAACGGGGCGCGAATGGCATATTGACCACATGATTCCGCTTCGCGCCAGGAACGCCAGCGGCCTTCATTGCGCGTCGAATGTCCAGGTTATCCCCGCCGCTTTGAACATGGCGAAGAAAAACAAGATGATTCTTACGCAGCCGCTTGAATGGCTGAAGCACATTTAAGAAAGCCACTTTCATGAATCACCCATTCAGCAACCTGGCTGCCGTCCAAGAAGCGGCGACGCGCGCCGTGCAAAATCTTATCCCGCCTGCGGATATGCTGCCCAGCGAGTGGGCCAGCAAAAATATCCAAATTCCAATCGGTAATGCCGTGCCTGGGCCAATTAATTTCGACAATGCCCCATATCAGCGCGGCATGGTTAATTCTGTGGTTGAGCCAGGAATAAAGCGCGTTACGTTTATGACGGGCGCCCAATTGGGAAAGACCACGACGCAACAGGTTATCACTGGATTTTTCGTGGATCACGACCCGCGATCACAGATTTTTGTGATGCCGACGCAAAATGACGTCCACACTTTTCAGGAAACGAAACTAAAGCCAATGCTCGAAGCCAATCCGCGAATCACGCGGAAAATGGCGAAATCGCGCGGGCGCGATGGCGTGAATAACAGCAGAATGATTTCGTTTGTCGGCGGATTTTTGCTTTTTAGTTGGGCGGGCAGCCCGCGCACTCTGCGAGGACGTTCTGCGCCAATCACCCAGGCCGATGAAATAGACGGCATGGAAATGCTTGAAGGTGAAGGCGACCCGCTTGAACTGCTTGACCAGCGGGCATCGACTTTCGGAGACCTGGCGGTAAATACCGCATCGAGCACGCCGACTGTTAAGGGCCACTCGCGCATCGAAAAGCGGTTCGAAGACGGCGACCAGCGGCGCTATTACGTGCCCTGCCCTGACTGCGGCGAAGGCCAGTATCTGAAATGGTCGCAGGTTTCCTGGGAAGGCCGCGACAACCCGGAAGGCGAGCAAGACCCGGATAGCGCGCGGTATATCTGCGAGCACTGCGGCAGCGCTTGGTCTGACGGCGACAGAATCGCGGCAATCCGTGGCGCCGAAGCAAAGGGATTCGGCTGGAAGGCCGCCAAGCCGTTCAAAGGCCACGCCAGCTTCCATGCGCCAGAAATGCTTTCGACGTTCAGGCGCCTGCGGGATATCGTGCAAAGTTATTTAAACAAGCTTTCCGCAGGTGACTTGCAATCGTTCGTTAATGTCTCGCTTGGCGAAACCTTTGAGGAGACGGCAGAGAAAGCCGACCCTGACAGCCTGTACGCTCGCCGCGAGGAATATACGCATCCCGTGCCGATGCGTGGCCTGTACCTTACCGCTGGCGTGGATATGCAGCCCGACCGCCTGGAAGTCGAAATCGTGGCCTGGGGGTTGTTCGAAGAATCGTTCAGCGTGGCTTATCGCGTGCTGTATGGCGACCCTGATGGCTCGGACGTGTGGAACGACCTGGACGACCTGCTGGCCGAAGAATTCGACCACGAAAGCGGCGCCGCGCTGTCCATTCAGGCCACCTGCCTGGACACTGGCGGCACGGGTGGAAACACGCAGAGCGCCTATGAATACATTCGCGCCCGCCGTGGCCGCAAAATCTTCGCCATCAAGGGCGTGGGCGGATGGGGGCGGCAGATTGTGGAAAAGCCGCAGCGCAAGCAGTCCGGCAAGCACAGCCGGAAAGTGGACCTGTACCTAGTCGGATCGGACGAAGCCAAGCTGGTGGTGATGCGCCGCCTGGCGCTGCAAAAAGTCGGGCCTGGCTACTGCCACTTCCCCGCCGACGACGAGCACGGCCAGGAATACTTCAAGCAGATAACCGCTGAAAAGCTGGTAACGCGCTATGTGAAGGGCTTCCCCGTGCGCGAGTGGCACAAGCCCGAAAAGGCGCGGAATGAAGCCCTGGATTGCCGCGTTTATGCGCTGGCAGCCCTAAAAATCATGAATCCATCGTTTAAACAGCTTGCAAAACGGCTGATTTTGGACGAAAAAACGCCGGAAATCGCCCGAAAACAGCCCGAATCACGCGAGGAATGGGCCGAAAAAACGGCGGAAAGGGCGCTGCTCATAAAGGATGCGCTGGAGAAAGTCCGCGCCGCAACAGCCGAAAAACGGCCAGAAACTAACCCACACGTGGAACCTGAAGCCCCAAAAACAGAGACTAGGCCCATTAAGCGGGCGAAATCTCTAAGTGGCGGGCGCCGTCGCGGAGGATTCGCCACCAACTGGTGACGATGAAAGGCCAATTTCCTGCCAGCCTTCGCGCTGGCGTGACGTTCGATTGCACGCTGAAGCTGAACCGATACCAGGCGCCCGATTGGGCGCTTTCGGTGCTTCTGCGCGGGCCTGCCGCCATCGATATTTCGAGTCAGGCCGATGGCCAGGACCACCATCTGGTGGCCGATGCCGCGACCACCGCCGAATGGATCGCGGGCGATTACGTTTATGCGATTCACGCCATCAATGGCGGCACTGTCCTGGAAATCGAAGGCGGCCAAATCGCCATCCTTCCCAGCCTGGCTGCCATCGCGCCTGGCACTGACGTGCGGACGCATGCGCAGATTGCGCTGGCGAACATCGAAGCCGTTCTGGCTAAGCGTTCCACGCAGGACCAGGAACGCTACACCATCAATAACCGCGAATTGTGGCGCACGCCGCTGGGCGACCTGCTGAAGCTGCGCGATTACTACCGCGCCGAAGTTCGCCGCGAAAAGCAAGCACAGCGCGGCGCCCTGTTCGGTCGGCAAGTAAAGGCGGTTTTCTAAATGGCACTTTTCGATTTCATCCGCTCGCGCGCTGGCCTGCCCGTGGCCGCTCGCGCGCCTGCGCCCGATGCGCGCCCTGCCCGCGCCATGCGCGCCGCAGCCCGCGCCATCCGTTCCGCGTTCTCTTTCAATGCCGCATCCAGCGACCGCCTGAACGGCACGATTCCGGCCGCCCTGCCCGCCGATTGGGTTATCACGCGCAACTACCGCCCGCTGGTGGCACGTTCGCGCGAACAGGCGATGAACAACGACTATGCGAAGGCGTTTCTGCGCATGTGTCGCCAAAACATCGTCGGGCCTAACGGCATCGTGATGAAAGCCGCTTTCAAAAAGGCGGACAACACGCTGGACGCCGACGTTAATGCGGCGCTGAAAGACGCGTTCGAAGAATGGGGCCACAAGCTGAACGCGGACGTTTCGGGCGGCCAGTCCTGGCGTTCGATGCAGGGCGCGGCAGCCGTTAGCGCGGGCCAGGACGGTGAATTTTTCTTCCGCATCGTGACCGGAAAGGATGCTGGCCCGTGGGGTTTCGCGCTGCAAGTCATCGACCCGCTGCGGGTTCCGATTGACTACAACGTGGACAACTACAACCAGAAAAACTTCATTCGCCACGGAATCGAGTTCAACCGCTACGGGCGCCCGCTGAATTACCACCTGACCACGGTGGACGATGGCGAAGCCGAGTATCAGTATGCGGGCGTCGGCTATATCACGGTCCCGGCCAGCGAAATGATTCACGGCTTTCGCCGCGACCTGGTGGGCCAAAAGCGCGGCCTGCCGTGGATGGCCACCGCCCTATTCCGCCTGCGCCACATCATCGGATTCGAAGACGCGGCCATTGTAAATGCGCGTGTTGGCGCATCGAAAATGGGCTTCATCCAGTGGAAGGAAGGCCAGGGGCCGCAAGATGACGAGGCAGACCCGGATATGGAAATCGACGCAGAGCCGGGCGCGTTTCCTGTCCTGCCTGACGGCGCCGAAGTTTCCCCGTGGCTGCCGCAGTATCCCAGCGGCGAATTCCTGCCCGTGTTCAAAACGCTTCTGCGCGGTGCCACCGCTGGCATGGGCGTGGCCTACAACAACTTGGCGAACGACCTGGAAGGCGTGAACTTCAGTTCGATTCGCCAGGGCACGCTGGACGAGCGCGAGCACTGGAAAGAGCTTCAGGAATGGCTAACGGAAGACCTGGTGCAGCCAGTCTTCGAAGCATGGCTGAAATACAGCCTGCTGGCTGGCCGAATCAAGGTAAAGGGAAAGCCGCTTTCACCTGTCCTGTTTGCCGATCTCAAAAAGGCGGTTTCGTGGCAGCCGCGCCGCTGGCAGTGGATCGATCCTAGCGCCGACGTTGCGGCAGCCGTTGATTCGAAAAACAACCTGCTGACAACGCCGAGCCGAATCATCCGCGAGTGGGGCGGCGACCCTAACGAAGTGTTCGCGGAATACGCGGCGGATATCAAGGCGATGGAAGCCGCAGGCATCGACGAAAAATATATTTTGGCCGCCATGAACCAAAAGCTTGTTCAGCCAGTGAATAGCCAAGGTTCCCACCCTAACAGCTAAACGATTATGCCGACGACAAACAAACAACCCGTTTCGCTGCGGGACATTCAGGCCCGTGACAAGGGCATCACCTGGCGCCAGGCCGAGGTGGGCGCCATCGACGCCGAAGCCCGCACGGTGGAACTGGCGTTCAGTTCGGAAGCCGAAGTGGCGCGCTGGTGGGGCATCGAAGTGCTGTCGCACGAACCCGATGCGGTGGACCTGTCGCGCATGAACGATGGCGGCGCCCTGCTGATGGACCACAACCCGCGCGACCAGGTGGGCGTGGTGGAAACGGCCAGCATCGACGCCGACAAACGCGGGCGCGCGAAGGTTCGTTTTGGCCGCAGCGTGCGTGCCAGCGAAGTGTTCCAGGACGTTATCGACGGCATCCGCAAACACATTTCCGTGGGCTATGCCATCAACGCGATGCAGCTTACGGAAGAACGCGAAAACGGCGACCTGGTTTATACGATCACGTCCTGGCTGCCCTGCGAAATTTCGTTCGTGAGCATTCCTGCGGATACGTCCGTGGGCGTGGGCCGCGCACTGGAAAACCCACACGTGGAACCGGAACGCGCTGCGCCCGAAAATTCCAACGTGCATCAAAACATCCCCGTTTCCACACAGGAAAACCGAAGCATGACCGACAAAACGCAGGAAGCGCCGACCATCGACGCCAACGCAGAGCGCCGCGCAGGTGGCGATGCCGAACGCGCCCGCGTTCGGGACATCATCGAAATGGGCGACCAGTACGGCGCAGCCGACCTGGCGCGCGAGTTCGTGAAAGACGGCAAGACCGCTGGCGAGTTCCAGCGCGCCCTGCTTCAGCACGTCGAGCAGCGCCAATCGCGCCCGCTGTCCGAGCAAACGGCGGACGCCGCCGTGGGCCTGACGGACAAGGAAATCGCAGGCTATCGCTTCATGAACGTGGTTCGCGCACTCGCGAATCCGACCGACAAGAAAGCGCAGAACGCCGCCGCATTCGAAATCGAAGCGGGCCGCGCAGCAGCCGACAAGGCAGGCAAGGAAGCCCAGGGCATCATGGTCCCGGCTGAAGTCCTGTCGCGCAACGTGTTCGGCCAGCGTTCGTTCAACGCGGGCACGAACGGCCAAACCGGCGCAGGCAGCACGGGCGGCGCATCGATCGCCACGGAACTGATGGCGTCCGCGTTCGTGGACATGCTGCGCAACAGCACGACCATCATGCAGCTTGGCCGCACGCTTGGCGGCCTGGTCGGCAACGTCGATATCCCGAAGAAAACGGCGCGTTCGCAAGGCTACTGGCTGGGCGAAGGCGACGACGCGACCGAAGGCGAAATCGACCTGGGCCAAATCGCCCTGTCGCCCAAGACGGTGGCCGCGTATTCCGATATCACGCGCAAACTGATGATGCAGTCCAGCCTGGACGTGGAAGCCCTGGTGCGCGCCGACTTGGCCGAAGCCCTGGGTCTGGCCATCGACTACGCGGGCTACTACGGCAGCGGTTCGGCGCACCAGCCGAAGGGGCTTTCGAACTACAACGGCGTGAATGCTGTTGCGTTCGCGGCGGCGAATCCGACCTATGCGGAAATCGTGGCGATGGAAACGGCCATCGCAGCGAAAAACGCGGCGGTTTCGAACATGGCCTATGTGGTCAACGCGACCACGAAGGGCGCAGCGAAGACCACGCAGAAATTCCCGGCAACGCCGACCGGCGCAACGCTGTGGGCCGACGACAACACCATGAACGGCTACCAGACGCGCGTTACGAACCAGCTTGCTGGTGACGACGTGTTTTTCGGCAACTTCGCGGATTTGATTATCGCGCTGTGGGGCGGGCTTGACCTGACGGTGGACACGTCCAGCCTGTCGAAGTCGGGCGGAACGCGCATCGTAGTGTTCCAGGATTGCGATTTCGCAGCCCGCCGCGTTGAGTCGTTTTGCGTGGGCCGCCACACGTCCTAATCGACGGCGGAACAGCGAAGCAGTGAAGTAAGAACGGGCCGCGAAAGCGGCCTGTTTCACACTCAAACATGGGAGTTCTGAAAGTGGCTTTCGAACGCGGTGAAATTCTCGAAGTTATCAGCCCGTTCATGGTGGACGGCGAAATGGTCCTGGCGGGCGACCTGATCGAAGTTCCGACCCGCGACGCGGCGGACCTGAAGGCGCGGAAGAAGGCGCGCACGCCGCAGGACAAGGGCGCGAAGGCAGCCAGTAAAGCGAAGGCCGCCTGATGCCGACGAAGCCCGCCTGGGACGAATTAGACACGTTCCTGGACCCTGACGATTTCGGCAGCGTGGCCACCATCACGCTGAAGGATGGCACGGTGCTAACGGCTGTCGGGCTGCTGGATGAACCTGGCCTGGCTGCCGCATTGGGCACGTTCCAGCAGGACACGACGCGCCCTGTTTTCACCTGCAAATACGCGGACGTTTCCCGCGTGCGCCGTGGCGATTTGTTCCTGATCGAAGGCAAGGAATACGACGCCCATAAATCGCCGCACCAAGACGGCCACGGTTTAGCCGCCATCGAACTGGAGCCGCATCTTGCCATTCCTGGAAATTGACGAGCGCGGCAGCCTAGAGCAAGTTGCGCACGATCTGGCCGCCACGCAGAAGGAAATCGACAAGGCGCTGGCGTCCACGCTATCGAAAATGGCGACCTGGCTTCGCGCCAAGTCTGTGCGCGAACTTGCCAAGCATCTGAAACTTCCGCCGAAGGAAGTAAAGCGCCGTCTGAAGACTTTCCGTCTGCGCCGGAACGCGCGCGGTAAGTCCGTGACCGTCTGGTATGGCCTGGACCCGATGGGCGTTATTCACCTGGGCGCCTGGGAAGAAAGGGCGATGGCGGGCGGGGTTCATGCGTTTGGCGAGCGGTTTTACCAGGGCGCGTTCATCGCGAACGGGCGCGCGGGGAATGGCGGCGCAGCCGCTTCGAACAAGCAGGTATTCCAGCGCGTCGGAAAGTCGCGCCTGAAAATCAAAAAGGTAACCGCGGACCTGGGCGACGAAGCGCAGAAATATATCGAAGACCACCTGCTGGGCGGGTTTGCCTTCGAACAGCGGTTTTACATGGTGTTTGAACGGGAATTGAAATGGCGCCAATCGAAGTAACCATAGCGGGCTACCAGGGCGCCATCTGCGCGCAGCTTCAGGCCGCCTTCCCTGACTTCAAGCTGGTGGAATTCGACCGCGAGGAAGACGACCGCGACGAACTGGAAGCGGAAGACTTGCCCGCCCTGCTGCTGGATTTCACCGAGTTCGAAACGGCGGAAGAACACGAAGACAGGGGAACGGGCCAGCTTCCCATCCGCTGCCGCCTGGAAGCGCGCCTGGTGCTGCCGTACAGGGCCGCCAGGGCGAAGACCTACGCGCGAACGATGGCCGCTGCTATCGCCGCCTGGCTGCGAGCGAAACGCTTTACCGCCGATGGCGTCCGCACGGAACCCGCCCACCCTATCGGCGCCTGGCGCGACGATTTCGCGGGCCAGGATCGTTACGTGGTTTGGCGCATCGAGTGGACGCAGGTTATTCAAATCGGCACGAACATTTATGCGGATGAAGTCCTGCCCGTGCCATGCGTGCGCTTCAGCTTCGCGCCGGATATCGGCATCGAGAACAAACAAAAATACCGGCCCGTTTAAACGCTATGAGCGCACAAGACATAGGCGAATTGCAGCGCCAGATTTCCCAGCTTCTGCGCATCGGCACGGTGGTGCAGGTGGTGGCTGGAACCGATACGGCCATTGTTGAAATCGGCGGGGTTCAGTCCGATCCGATGCAATGGGCTGTCCAGCGCGCTGGGCCGGATGCGTCTTGGTGGGCGCCGGAACCTGGGGAACAGGTGGTGATTTTCGCGCCATACGGCGACCCGGCGCAGGCCATCATCCTGTTTTCGCTCTATCAGGATTTGTATGCGGCGCCGTCCACGAATCCGAACGTGCGGCGCACGACCTATAAGGACGGCGCGGTGGAGCAGTACGACCGCAGCGCGCATGCCTATCTGTTGTCGATTCCCAGCGGCGGCAGCTTCACGGTGCAGGTGGGCGGTTCCTCTATGGTGCTGACGGACGGAAAGCTAACGCTGAATGTCTCGCAGCTTGAGCATGTGGGCGACGCGGCCACATTCGACGGAACGGCCACCATCAAAAAGCTGCTGTCGTGGCTGTCTGGTGTGGCTGGCAACGCGGGCGGAAGCGGCGGGAATAACGCCATCGTGGGCGGGGTGAATGTCACGGGCGGAGATGTGGTTGTGGACGGCATCGGCACGAAATCCCACCACCATAACGAGCACGACGGACCGCCGACAAGCGCAGCCCAGGCATAACCCACACGTGGAACCGGGGGCTGGCAAACGCCAGAATCCCTGGCATGAACGGGACAAGTGCCACCACTGGAAAGCCACTTTCAGGAATCGACCACCTGCGGCAATCCATCGCTGACATTCTCACGACGCCGATAGGCAGCCGTGTGATGCGCCGCGACTACGGCAGCGACTTGCCCAAGCTGATTGACGCGCCCATGAACCTGTCCACGCTGTCGCGCATCTATGCCGCGACCGCCAGGGCACTTGCGAAGTGGGAACCGCGCTTCAAGACCACAAAAATTTCCGTTTCGAGCGCCGCGCCTGGCCAAATCGTCTTCGATCTTACGGGCATTTACCTGCCTGATGGCCAGCGCGTGACCATCGACGGCATACGGGTTTCCTAATGGCGAATGCTTATGTAACGGTGGACCTATCCACCCTGGCGGCGCCGGAAATCATCGAATCGCTGGATTACGAAACCATCCTGGCTGACATGCTGGTGGACCTGATCGCACGAGATTCGACATATACCGCGCTGGTGGAATCCGACCCGGTTTATAAGGCGCTGGAAGTCGCTGCGTATCGTGAATACATGCTGCGCCAGCGCGTGAATGAAGCGGCTAAGGCGCTGCTGCTGGCGTTCGCCCAGGACACTGACTTGGACCAAATCGGCGCGGGCATGGATATGCAGCGCCTGACGCTGACGCCCGCCGACGATACGACCGTTCCGCCCACGGCTGCCGTGATGGAGTCGGACGACGACTATCGCGCCCGTATTCAAATGTCGCCAGAAGGCTACACGAACGCGGGCAGCATCGGCGCCTATACGTTTTTCGCGCTGTCCGCTGACGGCATGGTGCTGGACGTAAGCGTGACCGTTCCGCAGCCTGGCACGGTGATGGTTTCTGTGCTGTCGCGCGATGGCGATGGCACGGCTGCGCAGCCGCTGATCGACACGGTAACGGCTGCGCTGAACGATGAAAAGGTTCGCCCGCTGTGCGATACGGTACTGGTCCAGTCTGCCGCCATTCTGAACTACAGCATCAACGCCACGCTTGAAATCTACGCGAGCGTGGACAAAGACGCGGTGCTGGCCATCGCGCAGGCGAATGCGCAGGACTACGCGAATTCCGTCCACAAGTGCGGCCAGGCGCCGACCCTGGCAGGCGTCTATGCGGCGCTGTTCGTGACTGGCGTTCAAAACGTGACTCTGAACGCGCCAGGCATCCAGGCGGATATGGTGGCGGGCGACACGCAGGCATCGTACTGCACGGGCATTTTGCTTGCCACGCAGGTGGTTTCGTAAGTGGCTGATATCACCCTTCTGCCGCCGAACGCCACAGCGCAGGAAGTCGCGCTGGAAGGCGCTATGGCGCGAATCAGCGATGTGCCAGTCCCGCTGCGCACGCTGAACAACGAAAACACGCTTGCGCTGAATCTGCTTCCCTGGCTGGCATGGGCGCGCGCCGTTAATGAGTGGGATTCGAAATGGTCCGAATCGACTAAGCGGGCGGTGATTGCAGCAAGCATCCCGCTGCATCGTCTGAAAGGCACTATCTATTCCATCAAATTGGCGCTGTCTTCGGCTGGCTATCCGGACGCGCAAATCATCGAAGGCACATCGCGAAACACCTATAACGGCGCGATTCAGCACGATGGAACGACCACATACGGCCAGCCCAGCACGACAAGCTGGGCATATTACCGCGTCATTTTGGGCCATCCAATTTCGAACGCGCAGGCCGCCCAGGTGCAGCGAATTCTGCGCAACACGGCGCCCGCGCGCTGCGTTCTCGCGTCCCTGGAATTCAGCAAGGTGGCGGCGACCTATGACGGAACGCTGACTTACAACGGCGCATTTAATTACGGGATTGTTTCCTAAATGGCAAATCAACCAGAAGCAGACCAGTACGATGCTGGCGTTTATCAGCTTGAGCAGACAGACCCTGTTCTGGCTGGCCTGGGCGGGATCACGAATAAGCCGCTGCTGAACCTGGCGAACCGCACGAAATACCTTTATCAGCGCATCCAGGAAATTCTGGGCGTGAATAAAGGCTATTCGGTCGCGGGCGGCACGGCTAACGCCATCACTGCGATTTACACGCCCGCCATCACCACGGTGGTGGACGGCATGGTGTTGCGCTTCAAGGGCACGGCGGCAAATACTGGCCCTGCCACCTTCACGCCGAACAGCGCGACAATCGCAGCACAAGCGATTTACGGCATGGACCATGCGCCGCTGCTGGGCGGCGAAATCGTGGTGAATGGCGAATGTGAAGTGCAGTTCGATGCAGCACTGAACAGCGGCGCTGGCGCCTGGGTTCTGGTTCGCAACAGCGGCGGCAGCCGGAACGGCATCACGGCGGCAATCAGCGACTACACGAACCGTTACGCCACCACTAAGTTTGTGCTGAATCAGGCTTCGTCAAACCTGCCGCAGAGCATGACGGCTGCGGGCGCTGTTGGTACGTCCGCGAGTTTCTCGCGCGAGGATCACGTCCACCCGCAAGTGGGCGTTACGCCCGCGCTGGGCGACAACAGCTTGAGCCTGGCAACCACAGAATTTGTGCAGCGCCTGGCGGGGAATTTTCAGGCGTGCCAAAGCATCACGGGCAGCATAACGCTGGCGCTCGCGCAGTCCGGAATGTTCTTCGAACTTGCGGCGGGCACATACACGGTGACGCTTCCCGCGCCGACAACGAAAAACCTTCGTTACACCCTGTACGGCGCTGCTTCGGGCGTGGCCGCCACTTTGGCGACGCCTTCGGGCAGCATCTACTGCGCAGGCGTGGCGCGTTCCTCAATGGCGCTGGGCGGGTTCGTGGTGCTTGACCTGATTTCCGATGGCGGCAATTGGGTGGCGTTCAACGCTGGCCCGACTGTATCGCTATCCAATTCTGGTTATCAAAAGCTGCCATCGGGGCTGATTATCCAGTGGGCGCAGGCTGCCTGCGCTGCTGGCGCGACCACCACCACAGCATTTCCCATCGCCTTCCCAACAGCGTGCCTGAACGTCGCGGGGAGTGGTTACCAGGCGGCTGGCAATCAGCAGGCGTATGCCGTTGTCAACGGGAAGACGGCGGCCAATTTCACCTGGAACGCGTTTCTTGCGGCCGGAGGATCGGCGCCGACACTGGCCGCCACTGGTGGCGCCGTTCAAATGTGGTATATCGCAATCGGGTATTGATATCATGCGCCAAAAACAAGCAGCATACGACAGCAGCGGCGCGATTTTCGCGTTCTACGACACCATCGACAGCCCTGCGCCGGAAGGCGTGGACACTATCGATATTTCGGAAGCCGAATGGCAGGCCGCCATCGAGTCGCAGCGTTACACGGTGGTTAATGGCGTGTTGACGCCGCCCGCCGCGCCCACCGCCGCAGAACTTCTGGCCGCCGCGCAAAGCGCCAAGGTGGCAGAACTGTCCGCCGCCTGCAAGGCCGCCATCTATGCGGGCTTCACGTCCAAGGCGCTGGGCGCGTCCTACAGCTACCCGGCGAAGGACACGGACCAGCAGAACCTGGCTTCGAGCGTTATCGATTCGCTGCTGAACGCATCAAACGCAGAATGGGCCACGCCGTTCTGGTGCGCGGATGCATCGGGCGCCTGGGCATTCCGCATGCACACGGCTGCGCAAATCCAGCAGGTTGGCAAGGAAGGGAAGGCCGCCATTCTGTCCGCGATGGCCCGCAATCAGTCCCTGGCTGCCGCTGTTATGGCTGCCGCCACGGTGGATGAAGTAGACGCCATCGCCTGGGCCTAACCGATGCTGTCTAGATGGTTCTGGAACGTCCTTATCGCCATCGACCAACTAGGCAACGCGCTAACCCTTGGCGACCCTGACGAAACCATTTCGAGCAGGGCAGCCAAGGCCCAGGCAAAAGGCCGCCGATGGGGTTGCATCCTATGCCGCGCGCTGAACCTGATTCAGCGCGACCACTGCCAAAGATCACTGGAACCAGACGAAGGCGCCCGCGCCATCATTCCAGACTGAAAGCCACTTTCAGCAGCGCCAGTTTGGCCACCTTCGGGTGGCCTTTTTTGTTGAAACCCACACGTGGAACCAAGGGCCGCGCAAACGGATGATTACGGCAATATCCCGGAGGCTTTAGCCAATAATGAGCACAGACTTTTTGCATGGCGTCGAGTACCAGGACATTGACGACGGTTCGCGCACTATCAGCATCGCGTCGAGTTCTGTTATCGGCATCATCGGCACGGCGCCGAATGCCGATCCGGCGGCATTCCCGCTGAACACGCCCGTACTTATCGCGGGTTCGCGCGTGGATGCTGCCAAGCTGGTGGCCCTGACCACTTCCGTGGACAACGGAACGTTGCCTGACGCCATCGATACGATTCTGGACCAGTCCAGCGCCGTTATTATCGTGGTGCGCGTGGACGTGGCCCAGGACGCAGCGGCGCAGCGTGCGCTGGTTATCGGCGGCACGGACGCAAACGGCAATTACCTTGGCATCCAGGCGTTTCTGGCCGCCGAGCATTTGACCGGTTCGAAGCCGCGCATTCTGCTGGCGCCTGGCTTCACGCATCAACGCATCGCCAATGGCGTTTCCACGCTGACCGTGGGCAACCAGGGCGCAGGCTACACGGACGGCAGCTATCCGGTGACGTTCTCGGGTGGCGGTGGCGGCACGGGCGCGGCGGCCACGGCGACCGTGAGCGGCGGCAAGGTGGCGAGCGTTCAAGTTACCAAGGGCGGCAGCGGCTATACCGCCGCGCCCACGGCAGCGCTTCCCGCTGGCGCAGGCACGCCGACCACCGCCGCGACGCTTACCGCCACGGTGGGCATCGTCGCCAATGCTGTGGTGGCCGAAATGATCGGACCGGCAACGATGCTGCGCGCCGTCATCATCGCGGACGGTCCGAGCACGACCGATGCGGACGCCATCGCCTATGCGGGCGACTTCGGCAGCGAGCGCATTTACCTGGTTGACCCGACCGTAACGAAGACGGACGACAGCGGCAACAACGTTATCGCCTATTCCAGCCCGGTGGCCGCTGGCCTGCTGGCGCAATCGGACAACGCGCGGGGCTTCTGGTGGTCGCCTTCGAACCTGGCCATTAACGGCATCACGGGCACGGGCCGCGCCATCGATTTCCGCATGGGTGACACCACCTGTCGCGCAAACCTGCTGAACGCCGCGAACGTTGCGACGATCATTCGCCAGGACGGTTTCCGCCTGTGGGGCAATCGCACGCTGGCCAGCGATCAAAAATGGCAGTTCCTGTGCGTGGTCCGCACTCGCGACATTATCGCGGATTCGCTGATGGCGGCGCATCTGTGGGCGGTGGACCGTGGCATCACGAAAAACTACATCAATGATGTGGTGGAAGGCGTGAATGCGTTCCTGCGCAACCTGACGGCGCGCGGCGCAATCCTGGGCGGTAACTGCTGGGTGGACGCATCGCTGAACACGCCCGACCAAATCGCGGATGGCCACGTGTATTTCGATTTCGATTTCACGCCCACCTATCCGTCCGAGCGCGTAACGTTCCGTGGCCATATGACGAACGGCTACATCACCAGCATCTTTTCGACTTCGGGAAACTAAGCCGTGGCCATCCAAGACATTCGCAAGTATTTCAATGCCTTCGTGGACGGTCGCGGATACGCGGGCAAGTTCGAAGAAGTCAACCCGCCGAAAATCACGGCAAAGATGGACGAATTCACGGGCGGCGGCATGTTCGCGCCTGCGGAAATCATCATGGGCATGGAAAAGCTGGAAGCAGACGTGACCAGCCGCGCCTATGACAAAAACCTGTTGGGTTCGTTCGGCGTGACCGAAGGATCGGAAATCACGATTTCCCTTCGCGAAGCCCTGGAAGACCAGGACGGCACGGAAACGGGCGTGGTGCATACGATGCGCGGCAAGGTTAAGGAACTGGACCAGGGCACGGTCCAGCCTGGCCAGGCCGCCAAACTGAAGGTTTCGTTTGCGCTGACCTATTACAAGCTGGTCCACGGCGGCACCACGGTGCTGGAAATCGACACCATTAACATGGTGTTTAAGCAGAACGGCACGGACAAGCTGGCGAACATTCGCAACCTGCTGGGCATCTAAGAACCGCGAACGGCCAGGGCTTCGGTCCTGGCTGAAAGTGGCTTTCAAAAATACAAAGGAATTCGAATCATGGCTGGCAGCCGCAAAAACACGGAACAGAAACCGGAAGACTTCGTGCAGCATCACGATGGCCACGCATCCATCACGCTGTCGCGCCCTATGAACGTCGGCGGCGCACCTGTCACGGCGCTGAAAATGCGGGAACCGCTGCTGCGCGACCAGGTGGCGATGCAGGAACAGAAGGGCACGGACCTGGAACGCGAAATTTTCCTGTTCGCGAATCTCTGCGAAATCACGCCCGACCAATTGAAGGCGCTGCCGGTGCGCGACTATAACCGCATCGTGGCGGCCTACGTGGGTTTTCCTTCCTAGCGCCCGAATTCATCCGACGCGGAGCGCTTACCCTGGCCAGCCATACCGGCTGGGGTGAATCGGAAATCATGGCCATGCCGTCTTCGCGGTTCGTGTGGTGGCTGGACGGGCTAAAGGAACTGCAAGGGTAATGTCTAACAAGCGGCTGAACGCTTCAATCATCATAGGCGGTTCGATCACCAGCGGCCTGAAAGGCGCTTTCGGTTCGACCACGACCGCCCTTCGCGAAATCGGAAAGGAAATTCGCGAAGTAGCAGCCCGCCAGCGCCTGCTGGGAAAGTCCATTTCTACCCTGCGCGACGCAGGCAAAGACGTGGACAGCCTGCGTTCCAAATACGCGCAGACCGTTACCACCATCGACCGCCTGCGCGCGGCGCAGGACAAGTTAAACCGCTCGCAGGAACGCTATGAAAAAATGCGTTCCGTGGGCGGCAAACTCGCTGGTGCGGGCGTGGCTGCTGGCGCCACTGGCCTGGCGATGGGCGGGGCGCTGTCGAAGGGCATCCATGCCGCCATCGAGCGCGAAAACGTGGTGGCTGTTATCCGCAATTCGGGCGTTTCTAAGCATGATGCTGATGAAATGATCGGCGCTGCGGAGCGTTCCAAACAGTTTGGCGTTTCTGTCACGAAGGCCACGGATACCGTTAGCGAACTGCGCACGGCGCTTGGCGATGCCCACCACGCCATCGAAGCGCTGCCGACCGCGCTAAAGGCCATTTCAGGGCTGAAGCTATACGACCGCTTGCACCACACGGACCTGGCTTCCGGTGATTCGGCCTACCAAATGGCGAAGGTGGCGGAAGAACGCGGCGGCGCTGCCGACCCTGCGGCCATGCGTGAAAAATACAATTGGGGCTTTAAGGCGCTGACCGGTTCCAATGGCAAGGTGACAGTTAGCGACCTGCTGACCGCATCGCGAACAGGTAAGGCCGCAGCGCAGGCCATGAGCGACGAAGCATTCTATGGCGATACGTTCCTTCAGCAGATGATGGGCGCCGACCGTTACGGCACGTCAGGCAGCACGCTGGTTAATTCATGGATCGGCGGCCACCAGACGCATGGCGCCTTCGATCACATGATGCAGCTTGGTCTGTTGAATCGGTCGGGCGTGAAGTTCGACAAAACCGGCAAGGTGAAAACCGTTTCGCCTGACGCGCTGATCGATGCGCAGACGTTCCTAAAAGACCCACAAACCTGGGTTGACCGGCATTTGATTCCGCTGGCGAAAAAGCGTGGCGTGGATACAAGCGACCCGGCGCAGGTGTTGGCTTTCGTTAATGCCATCGCGTCGAATACTAACGCCGCCAGCATGCTGGTTAATCGCGTGCTTTTCAGTTCGAACATTTGGAAGGACCGTCGAAACGTCCTGCAAGCCGCAGGCTATGAAGAATCCGACCAGGCTAACCAGAAGTCCACGGCGGGCAAAATCGATAACGCGCATGCACGCCTGGACGATGCCCAGGAACGTGTGGGGCGCGTGCTGACGCCTGCACTTGCCAGCGCAATGGAGCGCGTAGCATCGGCGCTCGAGTCCGTGAATCACTTCGCGGACGAAAACCCGCGATTCATGAAGGCTGTTGTTATCGGCATCGGCGGGCTTACGGTGGGCGCCATTGCGGCGGCGCCCGTGCTGACGGCAGCGGGCGGGGCGCTTACGCTGATGGCGGGCATCAAACTGGCGCGCACCGTCGCATCCCTTAAGGAACTGGAAGGTGCGGCCAATGGCGTAAGCGGCGCGGCTGGCGGTGCGGCTAAGGGCGTGCTGGGCTTCGTCGGCAAGCTGGGCCTGGCTGCCGGTCTTGCTGGCATTGCGCTGGAAGCCGCGAAGGCTGCGGGCCTGCCCGATGTGGACGAAGACCAGGGCAAAAAAGATATGGCGAAGGGCGACTGGCTGGCCGCATCGTTCCACATGCCCGCTGGCCAGTTCCTTAAGGCGCGTTTCAGGAACCTGATGGGCTGGGATAAGGACGAAATGCCCGCGCCCGCAGCGAAGACGGCAGGCGGCACAACGCAGGATAACCGCCAATACAACATCAATTTCCACCAGCAGCCTGGCCAGTCCGGTAAGGACGCGGCGCTGGAAGTTAGCAGGATGCTAGGCGTTCCGCAGCCGCGCCTGGGTTCTGGCCTTTACGACAGCGGATTCTAAGCATGGCGAACGATAGCGGTAACAGCCCCGTTTTGATGGTGCTGGATGACTTCCAGTTTTCGCTAAACACCATTGTGTTTCAGGAATGGCAGCGCACCACGGGCTGGAAGTGGCCAGCGCAAGAACGCTTCGGCCAAATGGACGCGCTGCAATTCACGGGACCGGAAAACGACACGCTGGTTTTGCCTGGCGTGCTGTATCCGAACTGGAAGGGCGATATCGAAAGCCTGGACGCGCTGCGGCAAATGGCCGACCAGGGCAGCCCTTACCAGCTTGTCGATAGCATGGGCTTTGTGCAGGGCCGCTGGGTTATCGAAAAGCTGGACGAAAAGCAGGCGGCGCACGACACCAGCGGCACGCCGCGCAAAGTGGAGTTCTCGCTGTCACTGAAGAAATTCGATGATGGCGAAACCGCCAGCGATGCCAGCGATATCCTGGATAACGCATCGAGCGCGGCGGGCGCGGTGACCGGCGCCACATCATCGACCGCCAGCGCGCTGTCTGGTTTTTCCGGCATGGTGAAGTCCGTTCAATCGACGGCGGCCACGGCGCTGGGCAGCCTGAAAAGCGCGGCGGCGCAGGTAACGGCTGCCGTGGCGCCGGTGATGGCCGAAGCGGCCAGCGCAGTGGGCGCGCTGAACCGATCCATCGATGTGGTGAATGACCTACGCGCGACCGCCGCAGACGTGGCCGCACAAGTTAAATCCATCGGCACGGTGGCGGGCGCATTGAGCGGCACGAAAACGCTGATGGATAAAGTTGGTGCGCTGGGTTCTCACGCGGCATCGGCCACGCGCGTGGTGGATAACATCAAGCTGATGGCGAGCGGGATTCCGGCGAGCGCCACCAGCGCGCTTGACGCGGCATCGACGGCAACCACGGGCGTTTCTTCTCTGCTGGCGAGCACGGAAAGCGCCGCAAACTCGCTGCTTAAAAAGCTGACTTCATGAGCCTGACTTACATTACCCGCGATGGCGACACGCTGGACTATATCGCCTGGAAGCAATACGGCGCGGCCACCACCGCAATCGTGAATGCCCTGCTGGCCGCTAATTTCGGCCTGGCTGACCTGGGGCCGGTTCTGTCGGCTGGCGTTTCCGTGGTGCTGCCGACCATCGACGCCGACACGAAGAAAGCGACCACGCAGGAGGTAACGCTGTGGACGTGAATGTGCTTCCCGCTTATACCGTGACCGCGAACGATTCGGACATTACGGCCATCATCGCGGAACGGTTCGTTTCGCTGGACCTGGTGGACGAATCGGGCGAGAACGCCGACAAGCTGGAAATCGTCCTGGCGGACAGCGACCCGCAAAAGCCCATCGCGCTGCCGCCCACGGGCGCCGAACTGGCGCTATCGCTGGGATACGCGGGCGCCCTGCAAGCGAAAGGCATTTTCGTCTGTGACGATGTGAGCATTCAAGGCTGGCCGCAGCAGCTTGTTATTGGCGCGAACGCTGCGCCGTGGGATCAAACGCCGAAAGGCAAAGTGGATTTTCAGAGCCATAAGACGCGCGCCTGGAAGGTGGGAACCACCATTGGCGCGATGGTCCAAAAGATGGCCAGCGAACACGGCATGGATGCGCTGGTTTCCGGCGACCTGGCCAGCGTGAATCTGCCGCATATTGACCAGTCCGAAGAATCGGATATGAATTTGCTGCTGCGAGTGGCGAAGAAATACGACGCCATAGCGAAGCCTGCGGGCGGCAAGCTGATTTTCACGAAGCGGGGCGCGGCCACGACCGCGAGCGGCGCAGCGCTGCCCACAATCTCCATCACGGCGGATATGTGCGGGGCGTTCAGCATGCGACGATCAACGCGCGAATCGGCTGGTACGGTGGTGGCGTATTACCACGCCAAGCGAGCGGCAAGGCGCCACGAAGTAACGGCTGGCACTGGCGAACCAGTTAAGCGCTTGAAGCAGTATTTTCCCACGCAGGAAATGGCGCTGGCCGCCGCCAAGGCCGAACTGGCGCGGCGGGCGCGCGGAGCGTTCAGCCTGTCCATCAACACGCCAGGCGATCCGCGCATCACGGCGGAATGTCTGCTGGAACTGTCCGGATTCCGAAAGGACGTGAATGGCACCTGGCTGGTGAAGCGCGTTCGCCACTCGCTTTCGAAGGCTGGCTATCGATGCGTTATCGATTGTGAACTGCCGAACAGTGATGGCGAAGTGGAAGACGTGATGAACGGGACCGTTTCGGACAACGCAGAATAATAAGCACTTGCGCAGCCCAATTTCCGCAGGTAAAATTTACTTTCTTGCTGTGAATCCTTCCCGGTGTAGCAGCTTGCTGGCGCATCCCCCGGTGTAGCCAATCAGCCGATACAGTGGAAACCGCTGTGGCTGCGGAGCGCGCAGAAACTGCCGTTCAAGTCTCCGACGAAAAACCCGCCGCGTGCGGGTTTTTTCACGTCTGCGCTATCCAGAAGAACGAAACACCATCGCGCGACCGCGCCACGCGCCCGTGGCGCCGCTGGCGGGCTGTCGCTGGCGCCAGACTATCCAGAAGGACAAAGCAGGCCGCTGGCGCGGCCTGCTGGTGGCTTACTCTGTTTCTTCCGGTTCATCCGCCGCATCGGTTTCCATCGCGCCGTGGTCGGGGCAGTGGGGCGGGCCGACTTCGAGCCAGCGCGCGGTAACGCGCACGGTGTAGCCACATTCGGCGCAGCAGGCTTTAATCAGCCGCGTTTTCTGCTTTTTCTTCTGGTTAGAACTGGCCTTCCCGGCATCCAGGCCAGAACCTTCGCCGCCTTCTTCGCCGCCGTCGCCACTGCCGCCCGCCGTGGGCCACGACAGCTTCGCATGCGGGATCGGGCCAAGTTCAGAGATGAACGGCGCGACCCAGGCGGAAAACACGGGGCTGGGCATGCTGTGCGTAACGGGGCGTTCCAGGCCGATGGCCAGCGCCATTTTCAGGAAATCGCCCTTGTGGCCGCACTCGAACCCCACCGCCGCGTGGATCAATTCGTGTGCGAGCGTGGCCGCGATACGGTCGGATTCTTCGCTGCCACGGATGGGCGAAATCAGGATTTCGAAACGGTTATCTGCGCTGGTGCTGCTGTGCCAGCATTCGCCGCTTACCTGCATCGACTTGCCCGAAGACGTGAAACCCACCGCGACGCGGAAGGGCGGCACCTTCATGCCCAATTCTTCGAAGCGCGGCAGCATTTTTGCGGCCATCGCGTTAAGCCAGGTTTCCCGGTTCATGGTCTGCATGTGAAAGCCCCTTTCTTTTGTTTGTGATAGCGTTTAAACGCAGTGAGCACAGTATATGTGTTTGCTTTTGGAAACACAAGTGGGCGCAAAAAAGCCCGCGCTGGGCGGGCTTCTGCCGGGCTGGGTAACCGCTCAAAACGGGATATCATCGTCCATTTCATCGAACCCGCCGCCGCTGGGCTTCGATGCGGGCGGGCGCTGCTGGCCGCTGGATGCGGGGCGCGCGCTTCGCTCGCCACCTTCCTGGCTGCCGCCTTCACGGCGACCGCCAAGCATCAGCATTTTGTCCGCGCGAATTTCGGTGCTGTACCGTTCCACGCCTTGCTGGTCCGTCCACTTGCGGGTTTGCAGGCTGCCTTCGATGTACACCTGCGCGCCCTTGCGCAGATATTCATTCATGATTTCGGCCAGCTTGCCGAACGCACTAACGCGATGCCATTCCGTGCGTTCCTTCCGTTCGCCGCTTTCTTTGTCCTTCCAGCTTTCTGAAGTCGCGATGCGAAGCGACGTTACTGCATCGCCGCTGGGCAGATATCGGCTTTCAGGATCGGCGCCAAGGTGGCCGATCAATTCGACTTTATTAAGGGATGCCATGTAGTTTTCGATTCTGTGGGGCGTGCTGCGGTTAGGCGAACGTGGACGGCTGCGCTACAGCGCGCGTCAATTGCATGAAGCCCAGGCGCAGGAATCGAATGCCTTCCTCTTCCCAGCCCATCGCTTCGATGGCGACCGCCTGCAATTCTTCGTCGCCCTTCGCTGCGGTGTACTGCTTCGCTGTGCGGCGCTGAACTTCATCCACCAGCTTTTTCGTTTCTTCCCCGTGCGCCTTGATTCGGTTAATCAAGTCGATATCGGCCTGGTCAAGTTCGCGATACCCGCTGATTTGTTTGTGCTGATTATCCATTTTTATGCCTGTTTTCCCGGTGTAAAAACCGCCAGAAGGCCATCTGGCGGTAAGCCTAAATTATCGCTTAAATCTGTCGAATTCGCGAGCACAATTAGGACCACAAAACAGTCTTTCATTGTCGCCCGCAAACTCTTCCCCGCACTTCGGGTTATGACAAAAACCCGAAGGTACAACCAGCGCCGATGCCTTGGCGCGTTCCCTTTGAACCTGCATGGCCTGGGCCAGATCGATTTCGATTCTGTCCTGCGCCGCGTCGAGCAAATCAGGCATGGTGAGCGCGTTCCATTGCGATGACTGCGCCAGCCAGGTACACGATGGAACCAAGCAATTCGCGGATCGCAGCATCATGCTGAAGGCGCTGCGATTCTTCGGATTTCTTGAACGCCTGAAACAGCAGGGCGCCGACGCCGAACCGCTTTGCGCCTTCCTGCATAACCTGCGAATCGAACGGTTCGCCATCCTGCGCGTGGCGTTCCTTTCCCTTTCCGTGCGCGGCCTGCGCGAACGCGCGCGCCAGCACTCGGGCCAGGCTTTGATAGCCAGGCGCGTCCAGAATCACGGCATCGTCCCGAATGTCAAAAACCTTCGCCATATCCTGCTGGACCGCTTCGCGCGTGATGCCCAGGGCGGTGGCCGTCGCATCGAATTCGTCGGGCAGCTTCACGGCTTCCACCATCACCACCAGATCAATGTCCGATTCGTGCAAATGCCACGTGCGCGACATTTCGGATTCGTTGCCGTCCAGCATCACTACGATGGACGATCCTTTGACGTTCAGGACCGTGCCTTGGCGGCCTGCAACGGGGCTAACTTTCGCGACTACGCGATCACCTTGTTCGAACTTCATGCGCCCACCTGTGCATTCAAATCTGCCAGTTCCTTCCCACCAGCTTGCGCTGCCGTGCGCTGCCGATCGAATTCAGCCGCGCTATTCTTCAGACTTTCGGGACATTTGCCGTCCGCATTGATGGCCTTGCGGATTTTCGCGGGGAGCGCCAG